GGCACCGTCCCAAGATCCCTTAAGAGGATCAGGCTTCCGAAACCAACGACACAAAGTTGGTCTCACAAGCATTAACAAAATGCTTGATACTCGAGGCGCCAGGAGGCTCCTCGAGTGGCCGCAGGATTGCATCACACCATGTTGATGTGAAGCAACGTTTTGTTTTATACCGGACCTCTTGTTGCCTGAGAGTAATCCGGCCCCTGCGTATGCCGCCAAACAAGAGTGTAATGAGCAAACCAGGATTGTTAATCCAAGTTCGTTCCACTCTTCTGCCAAACAAGATGACACCATCTTCAACCGTTAGTACCGAAGGATGCGGTACATGCGATCTGTAATGATGGCCACCTGTATGAAACCTATGCGACTTGTTAATGTACGCATTTGGTATCATTCGACGCGGAACATGGAGTCCCGCTGCATCATCCTCGTACGGAGGTACAAGAAACCTCTCCGGGTTACGTATAAAGCCTAGCAAATACGTAACACACTCAGGAAGGAAAACCTGAGACTTGGCTGACCAACGATTTAGCAGGTTGATAGCGACAAACAGGTCCTGAAGTGTTTTGAGGCGCTTGATGTATACGCCTCTAACATTGAAGCCAAGAAAATAATCGGCTCCACAGGATTCCCGAAACGGTCCTTCAACAAAGGACTTATCACTGTTAACTACGAAGCCCAGGAGATTTAACACCCGTTCTACGAAGTGGGCGGCGCGGGTTACGACTATTATGTCGTCCCCGAATATGCCGTAACTCCCCAAAGTACAAGACGTAGCCCTGGTGAAGGGCAGGCCGAAGTACTTATAAACAGCCATAACCACAGAGGAGAAGATCATAGTTTGCAAAGGGAATGTAAAACCGTTCCCCATTGTAGAGACCATATTCAACTCCAACACCTCCCCAGAGGGGAGTTCAGTAGTCGGACAGCGAAGAGATTTCAGCACTCCAAAGAAGGATCTTGGAAGTAGCCATCTCAACATTTTGTTCGACATACTATCAGACGCGGACTCCAAATCGATTGTTGCAAAACTTTCGAATATAGAGCCCTGCCGTGCCAACTCGCGGTTCTTGTCTGGTTGATTAGACAAGTCGATCCCGAAAAACGATTTTAGTCGTCTTGTAAGAATCGCACCTGTACCAAGTTGCATCCACATATTAACGGATGGCTCGGTACATATGCCACGAGCTACTGTGCGCGTTTTGTTCACAAAACTGTATTTACTTGCAGTTACCGCCTTAGTGCCGTGTCGAACCGCTCGCAGAAGCTCAGCTTCGTAGAAAAGGTCGTTACCAACGACACACTGATCCCATGTTGGGATTAGATCGGGCGTAGCAGACAGTGCGGAATCGAAGAACTTGGAGTAGAAGTCTTTACTCCGCGTTCCAAGACTAGCACCGGGCCCAGGTTTGCCTTCGACGAAACATTGTCGATAGTCAGAGACCAAAGGCCCGTTGTCGCCGTACCAAAAAGAAGCAACAGTATCTCTCACGAGATTCAGCACCTCTTCCTCCCACCTTAACTCTGGACAAAACTCCCATTTAAGACACTTCTCGTTGACACGCCTGAATTTCTCCAGTGCGGCGACACAAGCGTCATGTGGCGGATTGTCAAGCTCGTTGAATTTCTTCAACAGGCTAGCCCTCAAAGCGTAACAAGCAGCTTCTTTGGGTGTAGAGTCGACCGTCCAACCTGAGGGCTGGAGATCAATGTGAGACTCAAGATCTAACAGTAATTTCTGATAAAGAACATCGGCCAAATTGTGCATGGATGTACTCCAGAAAAGAGACGACCTAAAACGGCCACTTTAACCATTTTCTACTAAGTTTTACCTCAGCTATAGGTTTAAGTGGTTCCAAGTAATCCTCAGGGCAGGACATCGGGCCGAGAACGTCAGCGAATTTCTCCACTGAACGATCAAGACAGTCCATCACATCGAGAGTTTCCTCGTCCTGATTGCAACGCCACATCTCCCAGTTATGCAACATCCAAAGCTGGTAGAATGCAAGTTTCCTTGCATCAATAGCCTCAGACGCTTCATCCTGAGCAATGGCGCGCAACCTCAGATCATCACCCCGCAACCAACAAGACAACTCAGCGAACTGAGCCGTCAAACTAACGGTTACGGGCCCGATCTTGCGATCATGACCAGTATTGTCCATTAAAGAACTCCGTTAATGCCCATGTCCCCAGCTCCGGCTGACTGCTGTTGCAGATAGCCGAAGTGAGCTGACAGACCAGCACGTACATTTGGTGCATCATACGTGTCGGCGCCGGCAGGGACACCGTAAGTTGTGCGGATCTCCATGACACGGATCGGCTGGTTAGCCGCTACCGAGACTCCCTTGCGGGAGAGGAGCCCATACACATTTACAGGGACGTTGGCGATCACGTTTGTCACTGGCGACGGAGAACCGAGAACTCGAAGGTTCGCGGGCCGGTACCAATTTAGCGTGAACGGGGAAGCAACCGAATGAATGGTTGCTCCAATCTGTGTACCTCCTAAGGCCGTGACAACCACCTGCTTCCCTTGGGAAGTCGGCGGCGTGTCAGTTACGTGCGTGTAGGTTGGGGCCGTAAAGCCCGTCTGCGCACTGCCCGTAATAGGGCTTGCTGGAGTTATACTCATGAGAGTTTTCATCTCTTTGAAGGAGGCAACAGAAACACTACACCTCAGTACACCCCTACAACTTTAGCCAACTCAGGTATCAGGCTCTTTTATGTTTAATCAAGCCTGAACGATGTTTTGTGACTAACGAGAGGTTTAGACCCCGCAAACTGCCTTGCTAGAGCAGCTACATTAAGCCATTTAAGGCTCGAGATCGCCGGAAACTTCAATTGGAAGCCCGGATAAGGCATAGAACCGACTGCAACACGTTTTACTTTAGTTGCAGATGCGTAGAACCCAGCGTCGGACGAACTACACGCAAAAGTAGCCGTCGTAGATGGTATCTGGTAAGGTTTGCCATAGTTGAGAGTAGCACTGTTTCTAACAGTTTGCTGTAACCAACTAATGTCAGCTTGCCAGTACCTCATGCTGTCGAGCACCTCCTGTACGTTAAGGAAGTAGTCGACTAGGAACGAGAAGGGTATAGCCTCCCAAACAGCCGGAACGATATCAAACTCATCGAAACCGAACTGCGAAAGAGTCCTACCATTAAAGGTAGGGGCAGATCTAATGGCGCCAGCGTAAATGACATGACTGTCAAGTACGACGGACCGCTCGCTCTGCATAAGCCCTATGCCATATGGAGCCGATGTCACATCTACTGTATCACGGGACACCAATTTCTTGGATTTACCGTGCGCATGTATATGGAGGACGTCGGGCACATAGCTCGTCTGATACTTTGTCACGGTATCAGCGAAGTCGTTCGCGTCTTGTGCCAAAGGTTTAATGGCAAAGACGAACGCTAGATACAAGTCTGCTAAAGCCTTGCTATAGGAGACAGGATCCCTTTCATAGACTTTCCTCAATTTCTTGAGTTTGCCCACAAAGGTCCAGCTCCTACGGTAGATGCTTTTTACAGGGTGTAAAAACATCTCCACAGTTTCGCCAAACTCGGCGACGAAGTTACCGCCACGCCACGATTTAGTGGCGTCTAAGTACTTCTTTAACAACTGCGAAGACGCATGGTTCAACGCGTCAGGATCTGGCGTATCGGTGAGACCACCGACCATACCACCAATATCTTGGATACCCATAAAGGCACATCCAGAACCGGTGTAAGAACCGCCATCACAGACACCAGCTCGCCGATTCCATTTAAAGGAACCGTTATTTAAAACACGGCGAAAATGGTACTGAGTTCCTTGAAGCAATGTAGTGGCCGATTGTCCCCTTCGGATACGTTGTTTGTATCCGGGTAGATTTGGACCATACACAGCAACACTACTGACTGTGACACTTCCGGTATTAAACCACTTATCCGGTAAAGGACAGTTTGGAAACGTACCGATCTGGTTTTTATTCCAGAAGCCAGTAATATCAACCTTAGCAACGAAGGAGCTAGAACGCGACCATTGTTTCCAGTGTGGCCGGGGCCAGTACCGAGAACTTCGGTTACGCTCACGTCCTCCATGCTTACGAATTGACATGGAACCTCCTAGTGGATTCTATCTACGGGAGCAACCCATAATAGGGCGCTGGCAGAAGCCAG